ACCCGAAAACCAATGTGCATAGCCGTGGTCATCCGCGGGCCAAGTCTTGGTCAAAAAACTTGTCCGGTTTGCGTGCGTTCGTCGCGTTCGTTGTGTCCGGTTCGCCCCAGAATTTCCTGTGATCGCTATCACCATCGCATTGTTAATGCATTCATGCCGTCGCTCTATTGCCGGGCTATTACCTGGTGTGATCCCGTTCACACCGTGCCTGACGTGGCCTGACCGTGCATAGGTATGCATGGCGCCGCATGTTCGGGCCTGGTCCTGCCTGATATCCCGCGCATTAATCCCGCGCATTGTCTGCGCCTTTCCCCGCCAGGTCTGCGCTGTCTGCCCGGACATAGATGCCTGCGATGGTGGGGCGTCCGCACCAGGCGCAGCGCTCGGCATCGGGGTGGGCCAGGCGCACGGGCATCCGGTCCCCGCGCTGGTCGAACCAGCAGCGCTCACACATCGGCTGCGATCCCCAGGTCACTGGTCCTCGTCCCCGACCTCGTGCGTCCCGTCGTCGTCGTGGGACATGCGGACGCTGGCCACGGCTTCACGTGCCAGCAGCGGCGGGACCCCGAGCGCGAGCGCCTGTGCGAGTAGCCGTGCGTCTGCCTCGTGCTGGCTCATCAGCGCTCCACGAACTCGGACGCGGGGTCTCCGCCTGGCCTGCGTCTGCCTGTGCTCGGGTGGCGGTGCCAGCCCGTGGGCTCGGGCTCGGTGCTGGCCAACCAGGCGGTGGCGGCGGCGAGCGCCTGGCTCCGGGTCTCGTAGCACCAGCGGTCCGCGTACCACTCGTCATCGGGTGGGCCCACGACGATGGCGACGGTGAACATCAGCGGCTTGACCCACACCGCCTGGCTGTCCCGGGTCCCGACCCGCCAGGCTTGAACGCGGGCGTCCCATCGCGTGGTCTCGTCCGTGGCGCTCATGCCTGGTCCAGCCTGTCCACCGCGGCCACGATGTTGTCCCCGTCGATCAGGGCTTGGCCCATGCTGACCAGGATTTCCCCGATGCGGGTTAGGTAGTCGGCACGGGTCGCGCTGTCCCAGGTCATGACCAGCGGGTGCGGCGCGAGGAACCCGCCCGTGTTCTCGTGTCCCCGCTCGTCGGTGTACGCCCAGATGGCGACGACGCCAGCGGGCTGGGCGTCCGGCGGGACCTCCGCGGGCCGCTCGTCGATGCGCAGCCATGGCTGGCTCATCAGTCCTCCCCCATGAACTCGGCGTCCCCGTCCCCGTGGTCGTGCTCGGCCAGCACGTGGATGACGTGGTTGGCGGGCATCACGCCGCTGATCCTGGCGCGCCCCTGGTCGAGCGCGGCAAGCATGTCACCCGGCAGATACGCGGTCCACACCGTGATGGTGGGCCAGCCGTCGCGGTGCTCCTCCCCGGTGTAGGTCAGGCTGATGGGCTCGGCGCGTCCGGTGTCCCATTCGATCCGAACGTGCTGGGGCAGGTTGCGGGCGAGGGGGTCGTCGTGGTCCACGCGGATGGCGGGGTGCTCGTCGTGGTCGGTGTCAGCGGTCATGCCGCCTCCAGGTTCGCGGTGGTAGGTGGTGGTAGGTGGTGGTAGGTGTCGCGTTCCCGTTCCGGGGTTTTGGGGAACGTTATCCCTACTTCGGACGTACGTCACGACGTGACCGCGGGTTGGTCCTCGATGGCGGCTGCGGCCACCCGGGTCCAGGTGCCGGGCGCGTACAGCAGCGTCTGGCCGTACAGGTCCACGCGCAGGACGCCGGTCGGCTCAATGGTGATCTGGTGTTCCCCGTTCTCCGCCTGGAACATGTCCGGTTGCGAGCGGTCTGCCCGACTGATGGTGATTATCGTGCGGTCTGTGCGTGCAGTGCTGGCGTACGTCATGACTCGATCCCCTCTGATTTGGTGTCTGGCTGGCCGCTGGGCGGGCGAACGGGGGTGGTCTGGTGTCCGTGTCCACCGGGCGTCTGATCGGCGCTTAAATCGGCGCCTGTGGCCTTGGTCCAGCAGTCGGCGCACCATGAGCGCCGCGCCTCCAGGTCGGTGACCACCAGTGCGTCGCTCGTCCCGCAGCCGCAGCACACGGTGACGGCGTGGTCGGGGCACATGGTCAGGTGGTGGCGGACCGCGCTCCCCCGGCCGGGGATCACGCCGGGCGGTGCGCCGACGTCCAGCCCGCCCATGTCCAGCCACGCGGCGAGCGCGTCGGACCATTCCCAGCGCCTGGGTCCGACCACGCGGCAGTCGGGGTAGTCGCAGATGGTCTGCCATCCGGTGACGGGCCACACGCTCATGCGTCGGGCCTCCTGCCTGCCTCGGCTGCCTGGGCGAACGCTTGTGCAGCGGCGCGCAGGTTGTCCGCGACGTCCTGCGCCCGGTCGGCTAGGACGCTCAGCGTGTCGGCGGTGAGCGCGGCGACTTCGGGTAGGCCGGGGTCGAACTGGCCCAGGTGCTCAGCCATTGGCGGTTCCTCCTCGTCGGGGGGTGGTTCCTCGTCGTAGTGCGGTGGTTCGTGCTCGGCGGGGTCCAGGGACAGCCGGGCGCGTTCGGTGTCGGCAGCGGTCGCGGCCCACCAGTCGGGGGGGGTGCTCACGGCTGGGCGGCGTGCGTCGCGTCGTGGTTCAGGCGGGCGGCGGCGCGTTCGCGCAGGAACCGGGGGACATCGGTGCCCGGGATGGCCCGCCAGGCCTCGGCGGCCTGGTTCAGCGCGGTACTGACGGCGAGAGCCTCCACATCGGCCACGGGCTCGTCGGCGCCCTCGATCTGGGCGCAGGCGCGGCTGTAGGCCTCGCGCAGGGTCGTAGCGATGTCGTCGCCGTCTGCCCAGACAGTCAGGCTCACCTGATGGGCGCTCACGCTCACGGTTACGTGCGTCATGCGTTCGTCTCCTCCGGTTGGCGCCAGCGTGCGGATGCGCTGGCGGGGGTGTGCTCCCCTGCGCTCGTCGTGTCGGTCTCGGGGTACTCGTCCCCGCGACGTCCGAGCGCGCGGGTGTGGTGGCCGCGTTCGTAGTAGTCCGCGATGAACGCGCGGGCGGATGCTGGCCGGTCCAGGTCCGCGGCGCGCTGGGCAACGACGTCGGCGCCGGGGTCCAGGTGCACGAACGTGGCCCCGTGTCCCAGGTACAGGGCGCGCTGGCCGTCGGACGGCGCGGTGTGGATCACCCACACGGTGGGCCCTGCGAGCAGGCGGTAGGCGGCGGCGATGGCGGACCGGCGTGCGCGCTGGGCGATGGATCGGATGTGGTCGGGGTAGTGGTGGATGTCCCCGGGCGGGATGGCGCACAGCGCGGCGGCGATGGCGTCCAGGTCCACCACGACGTCGCCGGGGGCGGCGTGGTCGTGCACGTAGGTGGTTTTCCCCGCGGCGGGGGGTCCGGTGACGACCACGACCCGGGCGGCTTCCCCGGGCGGGGGCGTGTTGGAGCGCTCCGAGTTGCAGCGTCCGTGCGCGGGGTACAGGTTCCCCCATTCGTCGGTGCCGCCCTTGGACCGGGGGATGCGGTGGTCCACCGAGTCGGCGCCCGGCTCCCCGCACAGCCAGCAGGTGCGGCCCTTGGTGGCGAGCACCTGGGTGCGCAGGTTCGCGGCGTAGCGCCCGCGCCAGCAGGGAATGGTGAGCAGGTGCAGGCGCCGACAGCGCGGACAGGCCGGGGCGTCGGCGCGGGGCGTCTCCAGGTCGTCTGTCCACAGGTCGCGGCGCGGCGCACTGTAGGTGGACACCTGAGTCTCCATGTCGTTCCCCTAGTCGTTAAGTAGTTACCTTCGTATGGGTTACGCGAGGGCTTAATACTTGGTTAAGCCCTCGGGTAACCTTTCATTAAGCCCTCGGGTAACCATATGGTTAAGCCCTCGGGTAACCTTTCTGGCGTACGTCATGAGTTATCCACAGGTCACGGCCCCGAGTTATCCACAGGCCGGGGCAGGACGTCGGGCAGGATGAGGTGGTACTCGGCGCGCTGCCCACGGAAGCCCGGCGCGGACCGCTCCAGCGCCCCGAGCGCGACGCACTGGGCGATCATCTGAGCGACCCGGACGCGGATCGTCGGGGTGAGCGGTTCCCCGTGGATGGCCAGGCCCGCGGCGTACGCCAGTTCCGCCGCCCCGCCGTAGTAGACGCGTTTCGGGTCGTCGTCCGGGATGCGGTCCGCGATCTTCTCCAGCAGCACGTAGGCCCGGGTGCACCTCGCCTTGGCGAACGCGCGCGCGTATGTGACTTCCACGGCCAGCCTGTTCATGTGCCCCATCACCACACCCCGACCACGCCGTCCGTGACGACGATGCCCGGCACATCCAGGCGCAGCGTGATCCCCTCCCCGAGCACCACCGAGCACGGGCCACCCATGAGCGGCAGCAGGCGGCATGCCTCCGCGGCGACGTCGTGCGCGGTCGCTGGGAACATCCCGGCGCGGGTCAGGCGCGCCATCAGCACCAGGCGTTGCACCTCCGCGAACGGGTACAGGCGCACGTGCCCGGTACCGGTCCGCTCCCGCGGCAGGGGGTGCGCGAGCCCTTCCCGGCTCCAATGGTCCAGTTGCCGGTAGGTCAGGCCCGCCAGGTCCAGCACCGTCCCCGCCACCGCGGTGCCGTCCGGGATCGTCCGGTGGTAGGTCATGCGCCCACCCCCGGCGCGCGGCGCTCGAACACGAACCGGAACGTGAACGGGCGCGCCTGGCGCGGTACGACGATGATCCCGCGCGGCGTATCGCCCACGCCCCGGACCAGGTGCGGACCGGTCAGGTACTCGTCCGCATCGTCCGGCAGCAGCCCGGCCGACACCATCCCGTCTATCAGCGGCTTGACCGTGCCCATCAGGTTGTGGACGTCGCGGCGCCGCGACTGGTCGGGGTAGAACACCGCCACCTCGCACGTGGCCGCCTCCAGCCGGGGGCGGCCCAGCAGGCGCATGGTAAGGCCCGCGCGCTGTCGCAGCGCCACGGTCTGGCGGTGCACCCCGCGCCAATGCCCCCGGTCGTTGAGGTTGATCACCTCCGACGCTGGGACCGCGACCGCGAACACCAGCGCATCAGACGTCAGTTCCGCCAGCGGCAGCAGGTCGTCCCGGTCGTCGTCGCTCACGACCCCTCCAGGTCGAACAGGGGCACGTCATGCCAGGCGCCCACCTGCTCGTCGTCGTCCGCGACGTCGGGACGCGGCTCGGGCTCCAGGTCCGGCAGCGTGCCCTGGAGCAGGCGCGTGGTCAGCGACAGGCGCAGGTAGTCGGGGTTGAGGTCGATACCCACATAGCGGCGCCCCTGCCGGGTCGCAGCCAGGCCCGTGGTCCCCGAGCCGCTGAACGGGTCCAGCACCACCCCGCCCGGCTTGCAGCCCGCGAGGATGCACCGCTCAGCCAGCGCCACCGGGTAGGTGGCGAAGTGCGCACCGCCGAACCCCGATGTGGGGATGTGCCAGACGTCGCCGGGATTCTTCCCGTTCGGGTGCGCGCCCTGGGTCCCGGTCCGGTTGTGGTTGGCGATGTTCGAGCCCGCGGGGCCCTTGACCCACGACCGGCGATCCTTGCGCAGCAGCGGCGCCATGGATGTGTGCGGCAGGCGGATGGCGTCCAGGTCGAACCAGTAGCGGCGTGAGCGCGTGAACAGGAACAGGTGTTCGTGCCGGTTCGAGAGCCGGTCATTCACCGACTCGGGCATGGCGTTGGGCTTGGTCCAGATGATGTCGTTCCGCAGAATCCAGCCGTCCGCCTGGAGCGCGAATGCCACCCGCCACGGCATCCCCATGAGGTTTTTCTGGGGCACGTCCGCGGCATAGGGGCGCGCCTCGAAATGCTGCCCGTTCAGCAGCGCCCCGGTGTGCTTATACGACGCGGGACCGGTGCCGCCCGCGCCCTTGCTGGACGTCGCGTAGGAATCGCCCAGGTTGAGCCACAGGGTCCCGTCCGGCGCCAGCACGCGGCGCGCCTGACCGAACACCGCCCGCAGCGCTTCCACGAAGTCGTCCGGGGTGGGCTCGGCGCCCACCTGACCGTCCGCCCCGTAGTCCCGCAGCCCGAAATAGGGCGGCGACGTCACGATGCAATCCACCGAGGCGTCCGGCAGGTCCCCGAGCACAGCCAGGCTGTCGCCCTGGTGCAGGGTCACCGTGTCGTCCCGGTAGAACTCGGTCACGACTTGCCCCCGAGCCTGCCCGTACGGCGCGGCGTGCGTGACGGGTGACCGTTCGCCCACAGCCGCTTGGCGGTGGCCACGCGGCGGTGTTCGGTCAGGAACACCGCCAGCGCGTTGGCGTCCTCGAACCCCAGTTGGTGCGCGGCGCCGCGCATGGTCTCCCCGTCCAGTGCGAGCATCGCAGCGGACGCCAGGCGGTCCGCGGTCTGTCGTTGATCCCGGGTCATGGCTCCCCCTAGTCGGTGGTGCGGTAGGCGTCGGCACGGTCCTCGCGCATGTCCTCGTCGCTGATCGTCGAACCGGGCGCAGCGCTGGCGTCCGGCTCGGTGTTGCGCCGCCGGGTCTCCCGGATCGCAGCGATGCGGTCCAGCAGCGCGGACGCTTGGGTGACCGTGATGCCTGCCAGCGTGTCCAGCGGCGGGTCCACCTCGAGCACCCGTGACGACCACGCGAGATAGGTGTCCCGGTCCATCCCGGCGCCCCGGAACTCGGCGTGCAGCCGGGCCCGCTGGGCGTCCGTGATGGCCGGTTCCACGTCCTCGTCCGGCTCGTCGTCGTCGTCCGGCTCGGGCTCGTCCGGCGAAAGTGTTCGGTTCGGTTCGGTGTGCTCGATCCGAACACTTTCGGCCGGTGCCACGTAGTCCGGCGGCGCGGGCAGGTCGGGCGGCGCGGGCAGCGGCGACGCGGCGGGGCGGGGGCGGCGACGCTGCACCGGCTGCGCCACGCCACTGTCCCCCGCGGGCGCCTCGGCCTCGGTCTCCTCCGGGATGCCCAGCAGGACGTCCGCGGCGATCCGGCGCGCGACGTCGGTAGACGCCCGTGCGTAGAGCATGGCCTCCGGGTGGTCCCGCCACGGGGCGGCGTTCTGCCGGGTCAGGCCCGCCAGCCGGGCCCGCTCCATCGTCCAGGTGACCCGCTCCACGTGCTCCGAGCCCGCGCGCTGGCCGCACACGGTCACCGACTCCGGGCCCGACTCCTCGGTCCAGACCTGGTGCCCACGCGACTGGACCAGCGCCACCTGGGCGCGTGCGTACATCCCGGGGCGTCCCCGGACGACGAACAGCGACGCGAGCGCCTGGAGCGGGGACAACCCGACCTCGGCGCCCATCAAGATGGCCACCGCGGCGTCGTCCGGCTTGCCGCGGAACGCTTCGGGCACGAACGCGGTTCGGGTGATCGACTGTGCCAGGCTATGGGCCGCACTGGCGGCTTGGGCCCACGTCACCAAGTCGCCAGCGCGGGTCTGTGGTGAACGCTCCCCGAGCGGTCCAGGGGTGTACGCGTCGATGGTCACGCGATGCCCCCGAACGACAGGCGCGCGTCCACGTCACGGGGCGCGAGCGGGTCCCGCTGGTAGCCGTCCAGGCGCCGACGACGCGAGCCGCCCGCGTGCAGTGTCTTGCAGGCCAGGAACTCCAGCCAGGCGTCCGGGTCAGGCCAGCGGCCCATGTCGTAGAGGTCCGTGCCCTGGTCGGTGATGTGGACGACGCCCAGACGCTCCACCGACGGCATGTCCACCTCGTCGCCGTTCGCGTCCTGGTAGAACTCCGCCGCGGCGTACGCGGCCAGTTGAAGCGACGTGTCCCCGTAGACGCCGGACGACGTTTTCAGGTCCAGCAGCCAGCGTGTCCCGAACAGGTCCGCGATGAGGTCCAGGCGGCCCGCGTACCAGGACGTCCGGTTGGCCACCATCACCTCGGTGGCCACGGGCTGGACGTCGTACTGGTCGAGAAAGTCGGCGTAGCCGCGCACGCGGTCCGCGATGTCGGGCGGCACGTCCACGGCGAGCCCGTGCACCACCTGTTCGGCCAGGTCGTGCACCGCGGTCCCCCGCGCGGCGGCGGTGTTGCGCCGCTCGTCCGGGATCGCGGCCAGGGCTTCGATGAGCGGTTCGCGGCCCATGGTCCGCCAGGTGGCGACGTCGCCCACGTGGTCCGCCACGTGCGTGGCCACGGTCTTGGCGGCCCATTTGGTCAGCGCGGGCTTGGGCAGCCCGGCGTTCAGGATCGTCGTGACGTTGGGGACGTACCGGCCGTCCAGGCGGTAGCGGTGGGCGGCGTCCGAGTAGGTCAGCGCGGGCACGGGTCATTCCTTCCGGTCGGTGGGGCGGACGTGGCGTTGCATGGCGTTCGTGTCGTCGTCCAGCGCGCGGATGCTGGCCCAGAACCAGCGCATGAGGACGAACACCACCAGCGCCCAGATGAGCCCGAGCGCGACCAGGGCGGCGATGCCCAGCAGGACGACCGCCTGCCAGGTCACGACGCCCCGCCAGCGCGCCCATATGCCTGCGTGTCGCGCCCGTTCACGTACCCGGGCAGGACGTACACCGCGCAGCGTCCGCGGCGCTCAGCCAGGCGTGCAATGCGCTTGGTGCGGTGCAGCCCGGACAGCGCCCCCGATGCCTGGCCGTGGTGCAGGCGCAGCGCCTCGGCAATCTCGAACCAGGTGGCCCCGTGCGTCCCGTTCGCGTCCAGGTAGCCCATGATCCGGGCCTGACGCTTGGAGGTGCGTCCGTCGGCGTCCTCGGTGCGAGCGCGCTCCTCAGACGTGTCGGACCCGGCTGCGTAGCCGGAGGTGCCCGCGTAGGGAAACGACCCGATGAACTCGGGGCGACGGACCTGCCCGCTCGGGCGTACGTCAGGTGGGGGGACGGCGCGTCGGTGGCTCATGCCCCCACCACCCGCAGATAGTCGGCCAGGATGTCGGCCGTCTCGTCCTCGGTCTCCGCCAGCCGGGCGCACGTCCAGGCCCGGGCGGCATCCTTGTACGCCGCGTGCTCGGCGCGCTCGGCAGCGTCGGCGCGCTCGGCCCGGCTGGGGCGCGTGCCGCCCATCCAAGCCCACATCACAGCACCCCCGCGGTGCGCTGGCGCCGGGAAGTCTCGGCCCGGGTCCGGGCCCGCTTCCACCGCGCGAACTCGGCGGCGTCCACGCGCCAGGACACCCCCACCTTGAACGCGGGAATCTCCCCGGCGCGGGCTCGGCGGGCCGCGGTGTCCCAGGACACCTGGAGGTCCGCGGCCACCTGCGCCAGGGTCAGCGTTCGGGGTGTCTCGGGGTCGTCGTGCGGGGTCTCATCGTCGGTCATGTCCCGTGCCCTCCTCGGCGGCGTCGTGGTGCCCCGGAATGCCTCACCGGGGGACGTTGGAATGACCCTGACTTATGTACGTCAGAACCGCCAGACAGGCACCGAAACTACACGCGTGCAATTCGCATCGTCGCAGGTCAGACCCCGGAAATTGGTTATCCGGTCTCGTGTCAAGGAAATGCACACGCTGCCTTGTCCTGCCTGGTGTTGGCACAATGGGGCACGTCCAGACACCACCTGACTAGAACCGCCGTTTGCGTCCGATTTGCGAATAAGGCCCGTTCGCGCCCGGCAGTGCCACGCGACGTCGTGGCGCGCCGCATCTGACGTACGCCAGGCGCGTCCCCGACGTCGGGGGTAGCGTCACGCCCAAACCCATCAGGTGGCAGCGGCAAGGGGCAATCCATGAGCGTGGACGACGACGTGACAGCGGCGCGGGCGTGGCGCGTGCGCGAGGCAGCGCAGGTGCTCGGGGTCTCCCCCCGGACGGTCTACCGCCTCTTGGACGATGGGGAACTGACCCGGCTGCACATCGGCCGTGCGTCCCGCGTTCTCGTCTCGTCGGTGCTGGACTACCTGGCACGCCAGCAGCGCCGTGGTCCAGGCACGACGACGCCCCCGAACCCTGGCGGGTCGGGGGCGTCGTGACGCGGTGGTCAGCCCTGGGCGACGAACTGTTGCCCGCACGCTGCGCACAGCGGCTTGGCGTTGTCCAGGACGGTCTGCGAGGCGCGGATGCTGTGCCCGCAGGCGCACACAGCCTTGATCAGGTTCCGGCGCCCGGTGCGCTTGGGCGGGGCCACCGCGACGGGGCCAGCAGCAGGCGCGCCGCCAGCGGCCGGGGGGACCACCACCAGCACGCTGGGATCGATGGCCACGGCCGACGCGTTCAGACCCTCGTCCAGGCGGGCGAGCAGCGCGGCCCAGCGGGTGCGGCCCTCGTCCGACAGCGTGGTCAGCGTCCAGCCGTGCCAGCCGTACTCTGCGACGTCCAGGCCCATGGCCTGCGCCTGGTCCCGAAACTTGGTGTTGTGGCGCCCGTTGACGTCGCAGTCGCGGACACCGCTGGCCAGGTTGATGGCGTGCGCTGCCTCGTGCAGCAGCGTCGCGGCCACGGCTTCGGCGCCCCGTCGCAGGTTCTCCCCGCTGATCATCACCTCGTAGTGCGTGGCGGTCTCGCCGTCCGACGTCGCGGCTGTCCACTGGGGGTCCACGGTGGTGTGGCCCCAGGCGCGGGCGTCGCGCTTCACCACGACGGTGACAGCGGGGGCGCTGGGGTACTCGGCTTGGATGATCCGGTAACCCTCCTCCAGCGCCTTGACGGCGGGCGACAGGTCAGCGCCAAGGTTCAGCACCGGGGGCGTTGTCTTGGGCGCGACGGTCCGGCGTGCTTTGGTGGTGGCGGTGGTGCTCATTGGTCTCGGCTCCTTGGTAGGTGTATATACACCTTACTGGCTTACGTCAGCACGGTGCAAATCAAGGCAGCATGAGACTACGGCGTGCTACGCCGTAAGGCACCCGGTAGTGGACAGCAGCCCGGTTGCTGCGTTAGACATCACGCATTGCGCTTCTACGCAACACCTACCAACCCCCTGGAGGGCAGGGACCCATGGCAACGACGACTCAACCAACGTTCGATGAGGTGGCAGCCTGGCAGCGGTCGCTGCCTACCGAGTACCTCCAGTGCCGCGACTTCGGGCACCTGTGGCGCCCGACCACGGTCCACTACGACCCGGCGGACCGGACGTACACCCAGACCATGCGGTGCGGACGCTGCCTGACCGAGCGGGACCGCACGCTGTCAATCTCCGGGGCGATCCTGGCGAGCCAGTACCACTACGTCAGCGGCTACAGCGCTCCCAGCGGCACCGGCCAACTGGGCACGGTGGGCCGCGACCACCTGCGCCTCGAATCTGTCCTACGCATGATCGGCAACGATGAGGGGCCCGACAATGACGCGTGAACTGATCGTCCAGATGTGGTGCGACGCCCACGCAGCCAAGCATGAACGCGTCCGCGCCGACGTCACCCACACGGTGGTCTGGGACGGGCTGGCCAGGACGCTGGACCTGTGCCAGGAATGCGACGCGTTCCTAGCCCAACCGCTCGTCGCCATCTTGACCGAGGTGTCAGCCGACGTGGACACCCCCGCCAAGGGCGCGAGCGCACCGGCCAAGGGCGCGCCGGGGCGCAAGCCGTCCGGCACCCCGTCGGACGCCAAGCGCGGGTGCGCCCTGTGCGACTACCTGACCAAGGGCGGACCGTCCGCGCTCAGCCAGCACCTGCGCCAGCGCCACGGCTTCAACGCTGGGGACATCGTGGGCCCCACGTGCCCGGTGTGCGGCTCGAACCACCCCAGCGCCAACGGGATGGGCAACCACGTGTCGATCCAACACGCGGACGTGGGCGCGGTCTCGATTGCCGACGCCCTGTGGTGGGCGGCGAACAACGGCGATCCCCACGGCGCGGTCCGGTACGCGCGAGCAGCAGCGGCGACGCTCGGCGTGTCCGCGTAGCGGCGGCGGCGCATCCCGGGTACGTTCGGCCTTGCCCCCCACGCGGGCCGCGCCGCCCCCCTACAGCGCGGGAACCGCGCGAACGCCCCCCGACTCCGGTCGGGGGGCGTTCGGTGTCTCAGCGGTCGCGTGCGGCGGGCTCACGCGGCGCCGTCGGGGGGTCCGCCGGGTGCGGCGGCAGCCGCTCGTCCTGCACCTGCACCGGCACACGGTCGATCAGGTCGTTGATGGCCTGCGCCGCGCCCGAGCGGTAGGCGATCCGGTGCGCCACCACGGTGGCGCGGGTCGCGGTGAACAGCACCCACCACCAGCAGCACATGGCCACCGCGTAGATGATCCCGACCCACCCGGCATCCCCGGTGACGATGGCAGGCACCAGGCACAGCGTGCCGATGGTCGGCCAGATGATCCGGGCGGCGAACCAGCGGCGGCGAGCCCGGGGGGCAGCGCGGAATGCCTCCCCCTGCAACAGCACCTCGTTGGCGGGTGTCACGTTCCCCCACATGAGCAGGGCCTCCGGGCGGGCCTTGACCCAGCGCCACACCACGCCCAGGCGTGCCCAGGCGCCGCTGGGGCGCCTGTAGCGCTCCGGGTGGTCCTGGCGTCCCCCCGCGGGCTCGTCGGCGCTCACGCGTCGTTCCTGGCGTTCTCGTCGTGGTCGTCGGCCACCCAGTCGGCCAGCAGCGCGCGCACGACCTCCGACACACTGGTGCCCTGCGCAGCCGCCGCGTCCATGGCGGCGGTCCAGGCGTCGTCGTCCACCCGGATGGTGCGGATGGTCGTTCCCCGGCTCATTCGCGCCCCACCCCCACGGTTCTCCAGACGCCCTCCGCCCATGTCACGACGTCGGACGGCACGGACCGGTCGTCGCCGTTGTGGTCCTCCGGCCCGACCACCAGGACGTCGCCCACGATGTGGTCCGGGGACCGCAGCCCGTGCATCCACGCCAGCAGCGTGGCGCGCAGGTTGACCGGGAGGCCCTTGGCCTTGCCGTCCTCGTCCAGGTACATGACAGCCGTGTCCCCGAGCCGGAACACCTCCAGGTACGGGATGCTGGCGTTGTTCGCGGCGCCGACGTGCGCGCGGATCGCGGGCAGCGTCGGGCCGATGTCCACGACGCGCGGGTCAGCGTCCGGGGCGGCAGGGATCACCAGCGCGGCGATGGCGTCCGCGGTGGGCGTGTAGGTGCTCATACCTCGGACTCCTCCATGATGGCCGCGCCGATGGACATCAGCGCGCCCATGATCGCGTCGTAGTCGTTGGGCCCGCCCTCGTCGTCAACCTCGATGACGATGCGCAGCGTGCGCGGCTCAGCCATGGTGTGTGTCCCTCCGGTAGGTGGTTGGTGTGTATACACCCTACCAGCGCAGGCTGGCGGTTCCTGGCAGAACTTTCCGCCAGAACACCAGCGCCGCCCCGGCTCAGGTTCCCGCCGAAACTTTCCCCGAGAACCCCAGCCCGGACCCCGCTCCAGTTTCCGTCAGAACTTCTCCCGAAAATCTCAGCCCGGCCCCGGCTCCAGTTTCCGCGGAAAGTTTCGGCCAAAATCTCAGCAGCGCCCCGGCTCCAGTTTTCGCCAGAACTTTCGACGAAAACCCCAGCGGGGACCTGGCCCAGGTTTCCGCCGAAAGTTCTCGGCGGAACCCCAGCCCGGTCCCCGCTCAGGTTTCGGCTGGAATCTCAGTCGATTTCCTCCGCCTCCGCGTCCGGGAACAGGTCAGGAATAGCCTCCCCGAGCGCGTGGCGCGCGCGCACCTCGGCCATGTCCACGTATTGTTCCCGCGCGAAGTTGGCACTAGCGTGCCCCAGGCGCGCGATGATCGCGGTTTCCGACGCGACCCCCGAATGGAACAGGCGCGTGGCGTGCGTGTGGCGCAGGGAATGCGGGGTGGGGCGGATAACGGCGCTACGGTCGGCCAGCGCCTCCGCCTTGGACGCGTAGGTCAGCGGCTCGAACCCCGCATCACGCGCAGGCCCGACCATCTGCGCACGGTCCACCATGCCGCGGAAAATCTCGTCATAGCGCGCCCGGGGGTTGAACAGGTAGGGCGACCATGCATCGACCGCGACGGGCGGCAGCATGGTCCGCGGGATAGTCACCCAGCGGTCCGCATTCTTCGACTTGGTGCCCGGAATGTGGACGTCCACATTCCCGCCGTCGCTCCACGGAATCACGCCGTCCCAGGTGCAGGATTTGGCCTCTCCCGGGCGCGCTCCCGTGGCGAGCAGAAACCGGAAATACGCCGCTGCGTTCGGGTCCGGCGCCTGGGCGAAGATGGCGCGCACCTCGTACTCACTCAGCGCGGGGACAGGCTTGGCGTCGACGACCTTGGGCGGCTCCACGTGGTCCATCGGCGTGGTGGCGGTCCAGCCCTTGGCGCGCGCGCGCCGGAACACCTGCACCAGGTACACGTGCACCTGGAGGATCGTCCGCGACGACAGCGTGCCCGAGCCCGTGCGCTTCTCCTGGCGCCCGAGCCAGGCCAGGAACTCCTGGACGTGGCCCGGCGCGACGGCGCCCACCGGCATGTCGCCCAGCGGGTGCCGCTCGATCCACCCCGCCCTGCCCTGGTAGTTCTCCCGGGTGTTCGGGCGCGGCTGGCCGTCCGCAATCTCGCGTGCCAACTGGCCCACGGTCGGCTGGCCGTCCAGGTGGCGCCCGGCAGCCTGAGCGCGTGAGTCGGCCAGGCCCATGGCGCGGTCCCAGCCGTAGACCGCGCCGTCCCGAGCGAACGCGTCCCCGTCGTCGTACGTGTCGAACGTGCGCGATGTGCCCTTGCCGTCGTGCCGAAATTTCACGGTGTAGCGCCCCGCGGGCGTCCGCGTGACCTTGTTGGGTGTGCGTGCCATGGCTGGCCTCCAGTCGGTAGGTGGTGGTGCTGCGTGGTGCAGCGTGGTGCACCATCAGCGGCCACTGTAGTCCAGAATGCCGAACGGGGTACAACCTTGTCCACGTTCCCGCAGGTCACAGCGTTTCCGTGAACATCTCCTCGTTGTGCACAGACCCCCCGCATACCAACAGATGGTCTGTCAAGTTCCGCGGTTTTCCGCGCCTCGTCGTGCTGCGTCGTGCTGCGTCTGTAGTCCAAACGTAGTTCGTAACTACAGCAGACGTGTCCGTTTTGTTCCCGCGAACTACGGTCTGAACTACGCCCCAGGTCAGCGCGTCGGCGTCCCAGGCTTGCCCTGAGCGCCCCCGTCACGCACGATTGGCACGCGTGCCCGTCCTCGTGGCTGGGCGCGGTGGCGGGCGCACTCTGGTAGGTGGGGCCTGTCCCGCGCACCCCCCTGGGCGGGTACGCCCATGTCTGGACGACGAACACCCCGCGGCGGGGGGATGACGCGCCGCGGGGTGTCCGGTTCTCGGGGTAGGTGTCAGCGGCCCAGCACGCGGTCCGCCCGGGCGTTGATGAGCCCGAGCGCGCGCCTGGACAGGTTGCCCTTGTTGTATTGCTGGGATGCCCGGGCCTTGGCGTTGCGGGCCCGTGCCTTGGTGTCGATGGGGTAGCGCCGCTGGCCCGGCAGCGCGAACTTGGACGACGGGAGCCGGTTACGGCGCGCCGCGTTCAGCGGCACCGAGCGACGTCGCTTGCGCTTGGCCATGGTTCACGCCCCCCGCTGGTCCTCGGGGTCGTGCTCGTCGGCGCCCTCCTCGGGCTCGGCGTCCTGCACCGGGCCGGTGTCGCCGTCGTCGGTGAGCGTGCGCCCGCTGTCCTGTTCGGGCCGGGCGTCGGGGTCCGTCGCGGGGTCGTCCACGACGGGCGCGGGCTGCGTGTCCTCGTCTGGGATGTTGTCCGGTGTGGGGATGGTCTCGGACATGGTGAGCGCCCTTTCATTCTCGTAAGCCGCCGCCGCGGTCGTCGGCAGCGGGTGGTTACCGGTCTCGTCCGGGATGAACCGATCAACCAACCGGTAAACGATGGTCAGCAGGACACCGAGCAGGGGGGCCAGAATCTCGGCCCACGTCTGGGAACTCATTCCCGGAACTCCTTCCCGGTGGCGATGAACCGCCATTGGTGTAGCGCGATGAGCGCCACCCCGGCGTCGGTGAGCGCGTGCCCCAGGTGCCATTGCCACGTCGGACCGGGGAACATCGCGTCATAGGCGGCGAGCGTCACCCAGACAAAGCCGGTCAGCGCGAATGCCCACGCTTGGCGCCGCCACGGGTTCGCGTGCGTGAGGAACAGGTCCACCAGCAGCAGCACCACGGCGAGCGCGGCCGCTCCGCTTAGCGCCCACTCCTCCGCGTTCAGGTGGACGATTCCGCGCCCTTCCACGGCGCCCTGCGTGCCGTAGGGAATGGCCTGCCCCGCTGTGGCCACGGCGAGCGAAAACGTGATGGCCCGCCGCCTTGTGAACCATCGGCGGCGGCGCACCAGGTGGCGGGGTGCGGGGGCGGGGGTCATCAGTTGAACCCCCGAGCCTGCACCGAGGTGATAACCACCCCGTCGTCGTAGGTGTAAACCTCGGCGCGCAGGCGCCGCGACCAGCCGCTAGCGGGCTTGCCAATGGACCCGATCTGCGCCGCCTGACCGTCGGTCGTGCCGCCCGTGCCGATGATTTCGGTCGGCTTGTAGGTGGTGGCCCGCTTGCTGTCGCTGCCCGACTTCACGTCCACAGTCTTGAACCGGACGGACAACTGGTGACCGGGGGTCAGGCCCGTGGCGGACACCTGGACTAGGGCGGTGAAGTACCCCGGCCCGGAGAGAATCGACATGTCCCCGTCGTCGTTGATGCGCAGGGTCTTCCAGGTCTTGGCGGGCAGAGACATGGTGGCCTTGGACGTGGCCTCCCCGTGGTAGGTCATGAGGGCTCCCGGGTCTGGGGTCGGTGCAGGGATGGTGTTGGGGTCCACGCCGTAGCGGTTGAGGTCCTCGCCCCAGCCCATGTACGGCCCGTTGAACCCCGATTCGATGGCGCCAATGGATGACCAGCGCTGAATGGCCGCCCCGTTGGTGGTGACGATGGTGCCGTCCCCGACGTTGAAGCAGACGTGCCCGTACGGGCTGGGCGTGTCGAACCACACCGGCACCGCGGCCGGGGGGTTGCGGTCTCCGGGGTGGCGGTTCTCGCAGCCGTTCCACGCGTCCACGGCGGCGCCGTAGTACGACGGGATGGCGAAGTTCTCCCGCGTGAACTGGAGGCAGTAGCCCGCGGAATGCATCGATGAGCCAACGCGGCTCAGCGCGTAGTCCACGGCTGCGTCCCCGGTGCGGGGCGCGTCAGCGACAGTCACAGGTCCTCCCCCTATCCGATCCGGGTGACGAACTCGGCGGCGACGAAGTTGCCGCGGGTGGTGGTGAACCAGCGGCGCCCCGAGCCTGCGACGGTCCCCGAGCCGCGGGGCACGGTGAACTCCTCCCCGCGGCGCAACTGGCGGACCACCCGGGCGGACGTTGACGGGGCGGTGCGGACGTTGACGCCGTTCGCGTTCGACCGGTAGCGGGACACCGCGGTGGACCCGCCCGTGGCGGGCAGCACCCGAATGCCGTTCAGGTCCTCGGTCCACCCGAGCACGCGCCAGCCCGCGTTGGTCCAGCGGGTGAGCGGGTCCACCCGGGTGTGCGTGGACGTGCTGTCGGTGGTGGCGATCATCCCGCCGCCCAGCCAGGTGGCCACGTGCCCGTGGCGCGAGGTGGACCGGTCCAGGAACACCGGGGCGCCCACGCGGATGCCCGCCAGGTTCGCCCCGACGTGGCGGTGCCGGGCCTGTTGCCACGCGGTGCGCGCGTTCGAGTGCATGGCCGGGATGTTGTACGCCATCCGGGTGTGCTTGAGGCACAGCCCGCCGAACCCGGTACGCGGGACCCGGGCCCAGGCGACGGCGTTAGCGGGCGTCCGCGGGCTGGCCATCGTCGTCCCCCTCGTCGTCGTCCCCGTCGGGCGGGGTCCCGTCGTCCTGGTCCACGGCGTCGTCCTGGTCCCCCAGCGGCTCGGTGTCCGCCTCGGCCTGGTCGTCGCGGAACGCGGCTTCCTCGGCCTCGTACTCGTCCAGTTCATCCATGTCGGTCATGGCCTATCCCTCCTGTTCGGGCGGGGTGATCGCAACGGGCGTCAGGGTGGCCCCGCACACCCCGCACACCACGGCATCCACGGGGTGCTGCACCCCCTCGTCGTCGGTCCATGTGGTGGCCACCTCGATGGGCACGCCCTGGTTCATGCACCCCTCGGTGGGGCACGTCACGCTGGCCATCTGCTCGGCGGCGAGCGCAGCGGCCATGAGCGCCTGCGCTGCGACCGTCACGGGCATCTGTGTGGCCACCCAGCGCACAGCCACGTCGGTGGCGTTGGACCGGTTGACGCCCAGGTTGAATGACGTGGTGGTGGTGGTCCCTACCCAAATCTCGGTGTTGATGGTGGACGCGCCGCCGTTCGCGGTGGCGAGCGAACAGACCACCTGCGGGTAGACCCCGGTGAACGACCGGACCGGGAAAGTCACGGTCACGGTGCGTGTCGCGTTCGCGGCGCCGGTCACCGCCGAGACAGCACCGGCCACCGAACTGGACGCGTTGAAGTCCCCCCACGCGGTCGCGCCGCCGGACCGGTACCAGGGCAGCGTGCCGCCCGAGCCGCCCGCGGGAAACACGTACTGGCTTGCCTGGTTTGAACTGTTTTTGATCGTCAGCACCGTGCAGCCACCCGAGCCGGGGAACCCCGACGTCGCGTGCGACCCGGACGCGAGCGTGAACAGCGACAGCCCGAGCGGGTAGGCGGTCATCAACACCGCTGAGTTGGCCGGGGTGTACGTCAGGGTCACGGTGCGGGCGGCCAGCGCCTCCGCCAGCGCGCGGATGGCGTCCGCGCCCTCCATCAGCGGGTCCGTCGGTGAGGGGTACGGGTAGCCGTCCGGGGTGTTGGCGCCCCGGACCAGCGCCTCGTAGCGCGCGTGCAGCGCCTCCACCAGGGTGGTGACGTCGGCGTTGCGGTCGTCGGCGGTGGCGTCCTCGATCTGTTGGCGGATGGCCACGTACTCCGGGTCCGGGGTGCTCATGCTGGGGTCTCCTCGTAGGCGTTGGTCTGGGCTGTGCGTGTGGGCGGGTTGACGCCCGCCAGGTCGGTCCACCGGATGTCCGGCGCGTAGTCCACCCAGCGCCAAGCGGGCAGTGAGTCGGCCCACGACATCGGGGTGGCGCCTTGGCCACGGGCGGACGAAACGGACAGGTCGCACGACCACAGCCCGTCGTTGAACTGGTACGTGCCGCCCTCCACGTAGCCCGGGTTGGACCCGCCGCCCGGTGACCACCAGGGCAGGTCCGTAATTTGGATGGGCAGCCCGATGCGCCGGGTGCCGTCCAGCAGGGTCAACAGCGTGTGCGTCTGCTCGGCCTCACCGGTCATCACGCGGTCATCCACGGTCACCCCGGACACCCGCCAGTCCGTGGACGACGTGCGCGCCAGGATGGACGTCGCGACGTCCTCGGCGTCGCGCTCGAACGCGAGCAGGGTCGTCACCTGTTCGCGGCGCACCCCGTAGGTGGCTTCGAGCACCGGGTCCACCACGGTGGTGGTGTGCTCGGTGGTCGATGGCTGCGAACCCTCCTCCTCGGGGTCGGGGGGCACGTACTCGTTCCAGGTGACCGCGGCACGGGTGAACACGTCCGCGACGTCCTGCGTCCAGGTCACCGGGTCGCGCAGCACCCAGCACGCGGACAGGTCCACGCGGTCCTGGTCGTTGCCGTTCGCCCCGCCGCCGCTGACGATGTGCACCAGCCCGTCGTCCCCCATTTCCAGGGTGGCCAGCGCGGTGCGGGTGCGGGGGTCCTCCAGCCACAGGTAGGGCCCCGTGGTCGCGTGCACGGCCGCCCACAGCACCCCGTCCGCGGACGTGGCGAAGTCCTGCAACAGGCCGACAACCTGTTGGCTGTCCACGTCCTGGTAGCACAGCGTGACCGCCTGCGGGCGGGCGTCGATCACAGCCGCGACGTCCTGGCCGGACAGGGTGAGCACCCGGGCGAACCGGGTCGATAGCGGTTGCTCGGGCCAGGGCTCGTCCCCCACGTTCACGTTCTCCAGGTCCGCGGTGAAGTCCACCGCGGTGACCTTCACGACGGGGCCTTGGATCTGGTCGTTGTCGTCGTAGGACGCGGCCAGGTCCGATATCCGCCCGTCGAACACCACGACCGTCTCGGGGGTGCCGCCTGCGGGCGCCAGGACGGCCACGTCGTCCACGAACACCGCGCCCAGGTCCGCCCACTGCAAGGCGGGGTCCTGGTCCGCCCAGGTGGCCTCTGGCGGCTCCACATCCACCCAGCGGCGCCCCGAGACAGGCCACGCGTCCAGGCGCAGCCCGAGCCACGCCCCCGCGGTCTGGGGCAGGAACTCGGCGGCCACGGTCTGCCACGTGTCGTTGCCCGTGATCGTCTGGACCGGGGCGCCCGCGGGGTTGATGTTCACCGAGCCGCGCCACGGGCCCGTCCACAGCGCGGGACGCAGCGTCACGACCACGCCCGCGGGCACGTACAGCGACGCGCCGACGGACCAGGTTTGGCCGGGGGAAACGGTGGGGATGTCGTCCCACGCGTCCGGCTGCGTCCCGACCGGCACGAACTCGCCGGGGGGCAGCAGCACCCGCCAGGTGCGGTCCGTGGCCACCGGATCGATGCGCAGCGAACGGGTCCCCGACAGGTGGCGGCGCGTCGTCGTCGCGGCCACCGCGTTGGTGTTCGTGCTGTCCCACGCGTCCGTCTCGAACCCCGGGTCCCGGAACGTGGATTCCGTCGGGTCGGGGTAGGTCGTCCCGGTGGCTGTCACCCGGACGGGCTTGCCGACGTGCAGCAGGCCCAGGAATGAGTCCCCGCCCTGGCGGTCCATCACGTCGAACGTGCACGTACCCACGTCCGGCTGGTCCACGGTGGTGTCCCGGCCCCATTGGATCGACAGCCCGGACAGGGCGGTGGGCTCGTCCAGGTCGTCCCCGGGCGAGCCGTCCGCGAACCGCACCCCGTCCAGGTACACCGTGCAGCCCACCCCGGTGCTCATCGCAGGTTCCCCCGTCCCCCGACGCTCACGCCGCGGTTACGCCGCTCGGCGCGGGTAAGCACGCTGTCGATCTGACGGGCCACCGCCACCGGGTCCAGGGCGCCGCTCACGGTCACGTTGATGACCCGCACGTCCCCACCGCGGAACGTGGACCCGAGCGCGGACACCTGCGACATCAGCCCGCTGACGGCGTTGTTGAGCGATCCCGTTGCGCGCGCGTAGTTGGTGTTCCCGGCAGTCATGGCCCGGGCGCCGTACATGGTCGCGGACGACGGCGCAGCAGCGGCAGCGGGCGCGCTGCGACCCAGCACCTTTTTCAGGATGCCGGGGACCTTGATCCGTCCAATTGCAGACTTCACCTTGTCAACGAACGACATGATCCCGGACAGCGCATTCTTCACGGTGTTGATCGGCCCCATGATCGAGTTGAGCGCGGACCGGGCGATGGACGCTGCCTTGTCGAACGCGGACCGGAACGCGGACGTGATGCCCTCGATGATCCGTTTGATGCCCCCGACGACACTGGACACGATGGACCGAATGGCGCTCATGGCCCCGGACGCGGCGCTCCTGGCCCCGTTGAACACCGAGGAGAACACCGCGGTGATGGTCCGAATGGTGGCTTTGATGCCCCCCACCGCGCCGGACACGATGGACCGGATGGCGCCGAACACCGATGACGCGGTGCTTCTCACCGCCCCGAACACCGACGACGCGGTGGCGCTGATCCCGCGGATAACGGTCTTCACCGCGCCAACCACCGACGACACCACCGAGCGGACGGCGTTGAACGCGACGCTGGCCACCGAGCGGACCGCGGCGAACACCGAGCGGGCCACGGCGAGCATCCCGGACAGGTACGACTTGGCTGCCCCCATCACGGCGGCGATCACGGCGCGGACGGCGTTGAACACCGCCGTCGCCACGGTGCGGACCGCGTTGAACACGACCCGCGCGACTGCGAGCCACGCGCGCAGGTAGGCACTGATCGCGGCGAACACGACCGACGCCACCCCGCGGATGACGTTGAACACGGCCACCGCGGCGGTGCGGATGCCGTTCCACACCGCGGTGCCCGTTGCGCCCAGAATGTTCCAAATGGCCGTTAGGACGGACCACACCGCGTTGGCGGCGGCCATGATCCCGCGGAATGCCGCCGTGGCGGCCCCAGCCACGGCGTTCCACACCGCGACCGCCACCGAGCGGATGGTGTCCCAATTCTTGACGATGAGGACGACGGCGGCGCCGATGGGGCCCGCGAGGATGGCCACCAGCAGCGGCCAATTCGACTTGATCCAATTAAACGCGGCAGCAGCGGCAGTCTTGATCCCGTCCCACACGGCGAGCGCGACCGACTTGATGACGTTCCACGCGCCGATCCAGAAATTGCGGAACGCTTCCGAGTTGTGCCACAGCAGCACAATGGCGGTGACCAGGGCCGCGATGGCCAGGATCACCAACATGATGGGGTTGGCGCTCATGGCCGCGTTCCACAGCCACTGTGCGGCGGCGGCCACCTTGGACGCGGCGGCCATGGCAATCGACTTCACCTTTAGCGCAGCCAGCCCGATGGCCGTACCGACGGCCCGCGCCCGCAGGATCGACAGCACCGCATTCACCGACCCGACCGCCTTGGACGCTGCGCCGATGGCCAGCAGCGACAGCGCGATGCCTGCGAGCACCGTGCCCACCGCCTGGTTGGACGCGACCGCGGCCAGGGCGTTGGACACCCAGGTGAGGCCCGCGATGAGCGGGGGCAGGGCGGCGTTCACGATGGTGAGCAGCGGCGGCAACAGGGCGGTGAGGAAGTTAGACGCCAGGGTGGCGATGGCGGGCAGCAGCGGAAGCACTGCCTTGATCACGTCCGACAGCGCGGGGACCAGGGTGAGCAGCGCGTCCCCGATGGCGCCGATGGCCGGTTGGATGGCCTCGAACACCTGGGCGAGCGTGCTCCCGAATGCTTTTTGGAGGTCGGGCGACGTGGCCACCAGCCCGGCGATGGCGAGCGCGACCACGCCGAACGGCCCGGCGAGCCCGCCCAGCAGGTTGCCGATGATCGGTATCTGTCGCAGCATCCCGCCGGACATCGCGGCGAACGCGCCGGTCAGGGTCCCGAGCACGGGCGCGAACTTCTCGAACGCGCCCATGACCTTGGACAGGTCCACCTTGCCCAGCGCGGTGGACACCTTGCCCAGGATGTCGCCCACCGAGCCAAGCGACGATCCGAAATACTGCACCAGTTGCGGCATGATCTCGCGCACGATGTCGCGCACGCTGCGCAGAATCTCCGCTACCTGGTTGCCCCAATCCACGAACATGCCGCCGCCCTTGGCGGACACGAACGGCTCAGCCATGGCCGCGCCGATGTCACGAATGGCGGCGTTGACCGAATCTTTGGTCCCTACCCATGTCTTTTTGACGTTCTCGGCGGCGCCGCCGAACTTGGCCGCCATGCCCTTGGTCAGGGCGTCGATGGCATCGTCCGCGCCAAGCGTGCCCTTGGTGATGGAATCTCGAATCTCGGCGCCGGACTTGCCCAGAGACTTGCCGATCAGCCCGGCGGCGTCGATGCCGCGTTGGCCGAATTGGATGAGGTCCTGACCGGTAATCTTGCCTGCCGCCTTGATCTGCGACATCACGAAAATGATGTCCTGGAGGTCCTGGCTCGAACCGCCAGCGGCAGCCACGGCGTCCTGCACCGCCGACATGATGGGGACCACCTTGTCGGATTCGACCCCGAACGCGGTCATCTGTTGGGCGGCTTGGATGAACACCTGGCGCGGGAAAGGCGACGTGTCCGCGAACTTGGAAATGGATTCCATCATCTTGTCGGCCGCCTCGGCGGACCCCAGGATGGTGGTAAACGACGCGTTGGCCTTCTGTTGAAGCGTGTTGAACTCCACGCCCGTGCGGAACGCGGACACCGCGGTGGTGGCCACCGCAGCGGCGGCCACGGTCCAGCCCACGGCCACCGCCTTGGTGGTTGCCCCGATGACGCGCCCGAGCCCGGTAAAGGCGCCCTGGGTGATGGCACCGGCCTTGGTGGTGTTGTCTGACATCTGGTTGGCCGCGTTGCCAACCTGTTTGAACGCGTCTACCGCAGCCTTGGCGCTGGCGTCGATGATGACGCGCAGCCGGGACGTGGCCACCTCGTCACCTACCCTTCTCGGCGGCCTCGTTCATCTCGGTCACCGCCTGGACCATCACCAGCAGGTCATCCCAGGGCGTCTCCTCCACCACGGCGAGCGGCAGATGCCACATGTACGCCACCTGGGCTAGGACGATGCGCTGTCGCTGGGCTCGCTCGATGTCGGCAGGGTCGGGGTCCCCGCCGAACCGGTAGGGTCCGGCGTCACGACCCCCAGGGCCGCGCCGATGTCCTGCCAGTCGCTGTCTAGGGCCTCGTCGATGCTCATCGGGTGCCCGGCATCCTTGGCGCGCTTCCACTGGGCGAGCGCCCCCAGGTATGACTGGGGCATCTGGTCCAGGCCGATCCCGGTTGCCAGTTCCCACGCCCCGGTCTCACGGGGCGTCAGGTGCAGGTCCGCGGTCGGGTCCGCGGCTGCGTCGGGTGTGGTCGTCTCATCGGTCATCGTCATGTCATCCCGCCGTCTGATCGACCGTCGCCATCATGGCGCGGTTGATGATTGCCTCCCACTGAGGCTTGGTTGCGTTGGCGGCGTCCGTGGCGAACGGGTGGGGCGCGATACCGTGCCCACGCCATCCGAAATGGATCACCCCGCCGTACGGGGTCCCCCACGTCACGCCGCCGGTGGTCCGGTCCGCGAGCGTCGCGCGGACGGTCCCGCGCAGCGTCCCGGACAGGACGGGCGTCCGAGCCCGGGCCGCGGAAGCGACCAGGCGCCCGATGGCGCGGGCGGCGGGTTCCATGGCATCGCTGAACGTGTCGTCCACGTTCATGCACCGGTCCGCGAACTCCGAAACACCTTCGGTCCGCAGCCGGATGCCGAACCCGCCGCCCGCCACCAGGTCCCCCTACGCCGCAGCCGTGGCCGCGGTGGACGACTTGGTGGTCTTGGAACTGGCCGCCACGGTGTCCCCGACGGGCGGCGTCCAGACGAACTCCGGTTCACCGTCGATGGCCCAGTCAAAGTCCCGGGTTATCTGGACGTTGACGTCACCGCCGACGCCCAGGAACTTGACCTGGACATTGCCGGTGATGGTCGGCGCGCCCGGCTTGTCGTTCGGGGTGAACGTGAACGGCACGACCGTGTTGCGGTGCTCGTACGACCACTGGGTCACGCTCGGGCCGGGCTCGGCGTCGAAGTCCTGAATAGCGGTCCCGGTGATGTGCCAGGGCCCCGGCGTGGTACCACCGCCGACGGTCTCCCCGCACAGCACGGTGACGACGTCCTCCTCGTCACCGTCCTCCTGTTCAACCACCACGTTGGTGGCCTGGCAGGACAGCGACGCCTCGTCGCCGTCTGCCCCGAACTCCAGCGTCCCGTTCAGTAGACGCGAGTCAACGACAGGCATTGGTCATGTCCTCTCAGATGGTTTCCAGGCCCACGCGAATGGCCGGGATGGTGTTAGGGCCCTCGGATGTGACCCGGTAGGGCTCGATCAGCCCGAGCGCCCCCAGCGGGGACAGTGCGATGGCGACGGCCTCCACCAGCGGGTCGGCCTCCGCCACGGTCTGGTCCAGGTCCGCGTTCGTCAGCGCGACGTACACCGACCAGGTGATGGCCAGCCCGAACCCGAGCGTGGCCAGGCCCGTGGTCTCCCACACCGGCCACGCGTCCCCCGGCTGTGGTGTCTTGGGCGGGGTCGCGTTGCCCCGCAGCCCTTCCACCGAGTCCAGGGCCTTGGCGATGTCTGCGCGGGTGATAGGCACTAGGCCACCGCCACGATGCGGCGCGAGGCTTCCAGGCGCGTGATTTCGGCATCCCAGGTGGGGACCCGGGCGGGGGTGTACTCCCCGCCCGAGTCCACCAAGCCCAGCGGGATGGACCGGGCCGCCACCTGGCGGGCGCAGCGCCGGTACAGCGCCTGGCGCAGGTCCGCCGGGTACGCGGCGTTCGGGTCCGCCACCTGGTCGGGGGTGCCCAGCCAGCACGTGCGGGCCTGCACCTCCAGTTCCGACAGGCGCACCCCGTCCAACAGGTCGTCGCTGATCGCGGCCTGTGTAAGCGCCGTCCAGTCCCGGACCTCTTGCAGCGTGGGCGCCTTCACGGGCTCATCCCTCCCCGACGTCGCTCGCGGCCTACTTGCTGGCCTTGGCGGTGACGCCCGCGGGCGGGGTCGCGGTGACCTTGGCCAGCGCGAGCGGGTCCGTCACGGCGAACGCGGCCCGGGTCTCAGCCAGGATCACCAGCAGGTTTCGCACGAAGTAGTCGGCGTGCGAGTCGGTCATGTACACCGACGCGGTGCCCCGGTCGAACCACGTGACCCCGGCGCGGAAGTCGCCCACGTACGCGGTGCCCTCCGGCACGGCGCCAGCGGCGACGGGTGCCAGGCCCCAGAACCGCCCGAACGAAATGGGCCCGTTCGCGGCCTGTTCGGATGCCTGGATGTCCAGCGCGGCGAAGTCGGCAGGGTTCAGCAGCACCGTGTTTGCCACGAAGCCGGATTCCTGCGTGGATGCGATCCCCAGCCGAATGCCGGTGAGCAGGTCCTCCCCGGCCACGTCCGGGATGGTCGTTGCCGTAGTCAGCGCGGTAGCGGCGCCCTGTTCGAGTGCGTCCTCCAGACCGCCGCGCAACTTGCCCTCGATGATCGACCGGATGCGCGCGTAATCCTCGAGCGCCTGGCGGCTAACCGCCTTCCAGTGCGCGAACGTGTCCAGGTTGAGCGCAACCTCGGTCGGGGCGAGCGCCGCCTCCGGCTTCACGTCGCCCTCGGGCACCTTGCCCGCAACGGGGTTGGACGAACCCCAGTCCACCCAGGTGACCGTCCCGGACGAAACGCGCTCGCGTCCGATGGCGTCCAGCAGCGGCGTGGACGTGGTGTAGCCCAGCGGTGCGAACCCGGTATGGGGGGGAATCACGGCTTCCAGGTCGGGGGTCATGATCGCGGCGCGGCGCTCGGTACCGAGGAAGTCGTCGAACTCCACGGCCTCAGACGCCCCGTGCCCGCCCCGCGACTTGTAGTTGCGGAACGCGTCCGAGTCCACGAACACCTGGCCCATGGACCGGCGCTCGGTGACCTGGGCGCGCGGCGCCGCCTCGGTGGTGCTGACGCCCGGGCTCGTCGCAGCAGCGGACGCGACCGCCACGCGGCGCTCATCACGCTCGGCGTTCGACTTGGCCTGTCGCGCTGCGACTGCCTCCGCGAACTTGGACGCTCCGGTGTTGATCTTCTCCACCTGCGCCATTTCGCCGTCCAGACGCTGGCACTCGGCCTGCCACTTCTCCAGGCTGGCGCGCTCGTCGTCGCTCAGGGTGCGGTCCTCGTCGGCAGCGGTCTGCATCAGCCCGTTGGCAAGGTCGGTGAACTCGGCGCGCTGGCGCCCAAGGTTTTCCAGGTACGTGGCCACGGTCGGGCCTCCTCTAGTGCAAGACAGATGAATGGTTTGTCTTGCGCTACGGCCCTTTACGGTGCGTGGCGCGGGGGAATCCCTAGCGGCGTCCCGTGGTAGTTCTGGCGTACGTCAGAACTGATCTACTGGCGATGCTAGCCCATCAGGTCCCGGAACGACTGGGGCAGGTGCGGGGCAATCCTGGGCGTGAACCCCCGGGCGAAGTAGGCACGCAACTCGGCGTCCCGTGCCGCCAGCGCGGCGTCCCGTTCCTTGGCGGCCTCGGTGGCGGCGCGCACGGCGAGCACCTGCGCTGACTCATACGCCGGTTCGTCCACCAGGGACACGTGGTGCAGGCGCGCCCGGGTCACCACCCGTGTCCCGTTCTCGGCGCGCTCCCCCCCGTGGGCTGCGACCGCAAAGCCGATGCTGACGCCGCCGTACGTGCCTTCGGTGACGTTCTCGAACGCGCCCCGGCCCTCGGGGGTGGCAAAGAATTGGAACGTGCCCACCAGCCCGGCGTCCGTGTCCTGGAACGCAACAGCCTTGGCCACGGGGCGCCGTTTGTCGGTCTCCACATGGCTGTCGGTCAGGCGGACCTTGGGCCACGCGTTCGGCGCGGCGAGCAGTTCCCCGAACGCACCCCGAGCGAACTTCTCCCCGTTGGGGTAGGCGCGCGGGTCCAGGTCCACCAGGTTGGTGGGCTGGTCGTAGGGCACGCACAGGGCTTGGATGCTGTGGCGGCCCTCGGGGGTCGTCACGGCCTCGCGCAGGTCCAGTGCGTAGGTCGTCGTGCATTCCACGGTCATGACTCCGCCCCTTCCTCGGTGGCTGTCGTCGTCGGCTCGTCGCCGGTCGCGGCGGGCTCCTCGGTGCTCGGCGCGGTGCTGGGCGCCGCTGCCACGGCGCCGACGCTCTCCCCGGGCGCGAGCGGGGGCAGTTCCTCCAGCGCCCGCACCTCGTTGGTGGTCATCCACCCGCTTTCGGGATCCAGCGCCTTGGCGTAGGCATTGAACCGCTCGGTGGTGTTCGCGCGCAGGTAAGAGTCCAAGTTGACGCGCATGTACGTCCCCTGTGGCAGGCGGTTGGTGAGCGCCTTCTCGAACCGGTCCACCCACACCCGCAGCGTGTCTTTCACGAACCGCGCGTCATCGTCCTGGGCGTTGTTGTAGGTCATCGAATCGGACAGCGACAGACCCACCTTGGACGTGGGTACCGAGAACATCGCGCAGATTTCCCACGCGGTGATTTTCAGCATGTCGATCAGCGCCACCGTGTTGGCGTCCAGCGCGAGCGGGTGGAACTCGGTTACCGCGTTCAGGACGGCGATCTTCTTACGCACCCCGCCGTGCGCGTCCATCCACCGTTGCTGTAGGGCCTCCGCCTGCGCCTTGGTCAGGTCCGGCTGGTTCACCTTCAAGTAGCCCGCGGGGACCCCCGCGCGGAACGTGTTCAGCGCGAACCCGCGCACCTGACCGGCCAGCGCGAGCGCGTCCCGGAAAAAGTCCAGCACCCCGTATCCGCGGGCGTCGCCGGGGCGCATGTGACCCCGGACCACGATCAAGTCCTCCTCCTCGAAATACGTGCGCTCCGCGATGTCGGCCTGTTCGTCGGGGGCGACGAAGTACGCGCCGGTCACCGGGTCCAGGAACACGTCCAGGGGGTGCAGCAGCCACAGCGGCGCCATGATCTGACCCGACGGGTTGCGCGGGGTGTAGATGAACGCTTCCCCGAACCACAGGCACGACGTCAGGGCCTGTGACCAGAACTCCGGTTTTGACAGGCGCGGGGTGACTAGTTCTGTGGCGCCCGGGGACCGCCCGTCCAGGCGCGCGCCCTGGGGGTCAGCGATCCACCACGGGGTGGCGATCCGCCCGTGGTCGATGTCCCGGTAGGTCTGCCACGGCATGGATGCGATCTGCTCGGCGATCAGCCAGGTGCACTCCATGAACACCGGCAGCGACGTCCCGCCGCCCCCGGGCCCGAACCCTGCCCCGGGCGGGGGGTTGCCGAACGCGTGGTCCCCGCCGCCGTCCCCGTCCCACCAGCGCCACGGCTCGTCTACTTCCCAGCCGTCGGGGGTGTTGACCAGGATGTCCCGGCCGTAGTCGGTCGCGGTGTGGACCTGACCGACCCCGAGCCCGCGCGAGCCGGGGATGCGCATAGCGCCGCTGAGGGCGGCGGGGGTGGCACGGGGCACGATGGCCTCCTAGTAGATGGCGGGTTCAATCGGAACGGGCGCGCGCTGGGCGCCCCACAGGGCGAGCACGCACCCCAGTAGCGGCGTCTGCACCACGTCCAAGCGCCGTTCATAGACCCACGACCGGCCAGCGGTCCGGTTGGCGGCCGCAACGGCATCCTTCAACTGGTCGTTGGGCCAGTACCGGACACCCCCGGTGCCTAGGGCGGCCTCGAACGCGAAGCACGCGGCGGACGCGTCCCGGGTCCCGAGCGCGAGCGTCTGCACCCCGGCGTCGCCCTCCAGGTTCAGCAGCAACTCATGACCCGGCCCGTAGTCGTCCACGACCACCACGGCGCGTGTCTGGCGGGCCCGTTCGCGCAGGGTCTCCAGCACCCAGCCCGAGCCTTCCCCGTGGGCGATCACCTCCACCACCACGTGGTCGCGCTCCCCGGTGGCGGCCACGATGCTGGCGGCGCGCCCGAACGGGTCCACGTCCACCCCGAGCGCGAGCACCGGGGCGCCGGGGTCCACCTCGGTGACCGCAGCGCCGTCGTACACCGACGGGGGGATGGCCGCCCACGCCCGGACCGCTTCCCCGGTGTCCGGCCACAGGCCCAGGTACTCCGCAGCGAACGGGCCCGGCTTCAATTCCTCCAGGTCCCGGCGCAGCGCCTCGATCCCCACCAGCCCGTCGGCTAGGCCCGGGTGGTGCTGCCACCACAGCGATTCGTCCGTGGGGTCCCCGTCGGGCGGCATGGAAAACTCGGTGTACGCGACCCCGGTACGCCGGTCGCTGGCCACCGCGGCGCGGCCCTTGTCGCGTAGTTCGGTGATCCACCGGGTATCGTCCGTGCGCGCGCTGATGTTCGTCGTGATCCACTGTTGAGCCTGCCCGGCGTACTCGGCCATGGTCGGGCGCGCGGCCTCCTGGAGCGCGGCGCCCTCCTCACGGGAGAACACCAGCGCCTCGTCCAGGGTCAAGTGCGGCAGGCCAGCGGACCGCAGCCCGTTGGCGGTCGGCGCGTAAACCTGTATCTCGGACGCGTCCACGTTCGACGCGTCCACGCCCTTGGGGTCGATCCGCAGCGACGTCAGGGCGAAGTTGGTGAACAGATGCGATCCCGGCTTGAACGGGCGCCCCTCGTCCAGGATCACCGTCTCGTAGGGCTTGGCGATGTCCTCGATGAACCGGCGCCGTGCAGCGATCAGGTTCTGTGCGGTGTGCGCGGCGCGGAACGGCTTCACCGCCCCGTTGGGCAGGCGCACCTGGCCCGCCAGCGCACGGATGAGCGCCACCGACAGCGCCACCACGGTTTTCCCCGAGCGGCGCCCCACAATGGTGATGATCTGGTCATACGCGAACGCGGACCCCGGACCGTCCACCCGTTCCATGGCGACGTCGATAACGTCGCGCTGCCAGGGCAGCAGTTCCCGGTCCAACTTGGCGGCGATCAGGTGCGTGAACAGCGGCCCGTCCGAATACCGGTCAAGGCTCCTCGGTGTGCGGTATGTCGGCAGCGCGGTCGGCGTCCCACTGGGCGTAAAACGACGCTGCGATGCCTGCGAACTCGGCATCGACACTCGGCACCCCCTCCCCCGACTCGGCCGCGGGCCGGGGCCGGTCAACAGGCGCCGGGGTGAGCAGTTGTAGGGCCGCGGACCAGCCGCGCCGGGCGTACTCGATCTGACCCGCCTGTGCCGATGCGATGGCAAGGTCAAGGGCGATCCCAGCGGCCAGCAGGGAATCCGCATACCCCTGGTCCCGGACCTCCACGACGCCATCCCCCGCCAGTTGACGGGTAATCGCGCGCGCGCGCTCGGCCCATGCACCCATGCAAGGCATGGTAACGGCCCGTTCTGGCGTACGTCAGAACCGGGTAGGACGGAAAAACCCCCCGGGTCTCCGGGGGGTTTTCCGTTCGCGGCGGCAGTCGCTTTGTCAGCCTAACGGCTTGGCGCGGCGCAGCGTGTAGACCTGCACCACCCATTCCGTGCCCTGCGACTCGATTTCCCAGCCGTCGGCCAGCATCCGGTGCAGCCTGTTGCGGTGGCGACGCACACCCATGTTCAGGCGCAGCGTCTGGCGCTCGTAGGCCACCTGGGCGTGCCCAGCGCCATCCTGGGCGCCTGCGGGCGCCGGGGTGGTGTGCTCGGACGCGGCAGCCTTCCGGGCGCGTCCAGCAGCCTTCCGGGCGCGTCCCTCGGCGTTCAGCGCGTCAAGGCGGGCCTTGGCCTCGTCGGCCTTGGCGCGGTGGCGGGCGCGAAACTCGGCGTAGCCCATGGTCATGCCTCCTCGTAGTAGTCGTCGTCTGTCAGGTCGGCGGTATCGACCACGAACTCGGCTTCACCCCGAGCGGTGGTGAAGATGGCCACCACCCAGGCGGCCGGGATGTTCGCGCGCCAGACCTTGCCGCCCTGGTCCCCCTCCATCCCGTCGAACCGGTGGGCGAACCATTCCGCGATGCCCCGGTTGGGCGTCCAGGACATCCCGTCCCGGCGCGCCGGGATCGCGCCCCGGTACAGGGTGACCAGCCCGTCGATGTCGGCCTCGGCCAGGTCCCCCGACTCCTCCCGCTCCACCACCTCGTCGTCCACGATGATGGCGTCATACCCGCCCTGCGTGGCCAGCCCGAACGCCCACAGCCACGCGTCACGCGGGATCAGCGCCTCGGGCCACTCTGCCGCCGTCCATGCCTCCCCCAGAGCCTTCGGCAGGTCATGGACCGGCAGGTCGTCCAGGTGCTGGAACAGCAGCCCGGGCAGGTCGTTGCGGCCCGCCCGGGCGGCCACCTGGTCCCACGTCGTCGTCTCGGTGCTCACGCGTCCTCCTCCATCCCCTCGTCGTTCGTCGGCGGCTCGATGTCGGCAGGCTTCATGACCTCGCAAATCTCGGTCACGTAGCCCGCGGCCTCCACGTCCTGCGCGGCGGCCAGCGCGGCGGCCACCGAGCGGTAGGTGCCGAACACAGCGCTTACGTCAGCGAACGGACTAGTTCCCACGACCACGTAACTTGCCATCGGTCAGCCCTCCACGCGGGTGATGGTCGTCTGGCCCCCGAACGGCTTGACGTACGCCGCGTTCAGCGCCTCGTTGTTGTAGTCGAACCCGACGGCGGGCGCGAGGTCCAGCAGCACCTCCAGCCTGGCGGCGGCGCGCTCGGCGTCGGCCACGGCGTCGCCCAGCACCGAGAATCCCGGCATGGCGGCGCGGCGTCCGGCGCGCAGGTCCTCGCGGGCCTTGTTGGCGCGGGCGGCGACGGTGCCCAGCGCGCGGTCCAGGTTCTGCACCTCGTAGGACATCTGCGCGAGGTACTGGTCGTTGCGCACCGGGGCCACGGCAGGCTCCTCCGCGGCAGCAGCCTCCGCGACGTCGTGCGAGCGGGCGAACCGCTGGCCGTCGCCCGTCTGCTCGAACGCGACGACCTCCACGTGGTCGCGGGTCTCGGCCTTGACGCGGGCCTCTGCGTTGGCCTTGGCCTCGGTCTTGGCCAGGTTCACGAAGTAGTGATCGCTGCCCCTGTTGCGCCGGATGATCGCGTATCCGTAGTCCTGCCCGCTCCGACGGGTGAACGTGCCGCCGGGGTGGACAACGGTGTAGGTGATGGTGCTCATGGTTGGTGCTCCAAGGGTAGGTGGTGGGCGACGGGGCCCGATTCCGGGCCCCGTCCGATTTGTGAGTGTTGTTCTAGCGGGACACGCGGGCCAGGTTCGGGCTGGTAGCGCCGTGTTGGCGGGCGTAGACCGCAGCGTCCGACGTGGACACGTAGTGCCAGTCCCGAATCACGCTGGCCGCGTGCGCGAGCGTGACAGCCTGGTCCCGGATGGATGCGACCGCCCAGCCGGTGGGCTCGGCCTCCCACCAGTCGGCGCACACCTTCTCGGCGGCCACGACGGACCGCACAGGCGCGAGGATTTCCGGCTCACGCGTCCAGCGGCCCAGGATGACCCGGCCCCCGCGCTCGGTGGCCACGTAGCGGGTGGCCCCGCTGGCGTCGGGCTCCGGGTCGGCCTTGGCGAGCCCGTCGCGGATCAGCGTCCCCAGGATGGTGCGCACGCTGGCCACGGGCGCGGGAAACGACATGTTCCGCTTGATCTGAGCGGGCGTGCGGGCGAACCCCGTTGACATCCCGGTCAACACCACGCGCTGGTGTTCGGTGACGTACGGGCGATCCTCGATGAATGCGGGCTGTCCGGTGGTGGTGGTCTCGGTGGTCATGGTCGGTGCTCCGGGTGGTAGGTGGTGGTAGGTGGTTGGGGGGCGGGGCCCGTAGGCCCCGCCCGCGTGGATCAGTGGCGCTCGGCCTCCGCACGCTCGGCTCGGGCGGCGGCGCGGGCGGCGCGCTCGGCGGCCTGGCGGTCCAGCCGGTCGGCCAGCGTGCGGACCGCCTCCTCGCGGGTGGCGCCCGACGCCTTGACGCCCGCGAACTCGGCCAGCCAGTCGAACGCGTGCGAGGGGATCATGTGCCAGTCCTGGCGGCGAACCCGAATCGCGCGGCCCGCGACGCGAGCGACATAGCCGGACTCGGTGCGACGGTAGGTGATGGTGCTCATGGCGGATGCTCCCTGGTAGGTGGTTCGTGCTACGCACGATCCTACCAGGGTGTATATACACCCACCTAATCCTGACGTGCGCCAGAACCGTGGTACTGGTCACAGACGCGGCGAACGCCCCGGACCACGAATGATCCGGGGCGTTCGCACTGTGCGGGGCACCCTCCCGCTCCCGGGGCGTCAGCGTCCACAACCACGCGGGTTGCCCGGCCCGTCCCACCTTCAGGGCTTCAGGTATACGCGGTGCGCGGCGCGTTCGCCACGGTCACCGAGCCGTCCGCCTCGAACACCAGCCGCGACGCGTCCCCATCCGCCAGCACCAGCGCGGCGTCCAACGCGGCTTCCGGGATGCGCCGGACCGCGACCGGCTCCGGGCCCGGCGCAGGCTCGGTGTACGGGCGGGTCCGGGACACCGAGACGATCCGGTTCCCCCGCCCGAGCCTGACCCACACCACGCGCTCACGGCTCATCCCTCGTCCCCGTCCCGCAGCAGGGCCACCGGGATGCGGATGTGCTCGATGTCGGCGCCGTCGTGCAGCACCCGCACCGCCCACCGGGCGGCGAGCACCGCCCGGTCATGGGCCACCGCTCCCCCGAGCCAGCCAAAATCCCACGTCCGCACGATCCGCCGCTGACCGTGCAGCGCACCGACCCGGCGCACCGTCACCATGCACCCCGCGTCGATCACCACCCGGAACCTCAGCCCGGACGGGGCGACGACCCCGACCTCCTGCCGCCGGGTCACAGCCTCTGCCGCCATGTCCTGCACCTCCTGCACATGAACCCGCCCGCAACCCGCGGCCGCCAGCGGTGGCCCAACACCACACAGACAGTCATGGCGGTCAGCCTGTCCCGCCACATATCCCGATTCACCGCGGCCGCCACGCCCGGCATTGCAGGCAGACCACGCCGCCCGTACGTCGTCGCCAGCGATGACCGAGCAGGCGGCAGAACATCAGCCCCCGCGCACGGTCCGGCCAGGTCTGGTGCCCGCCCTGGTAGCCGGTCATCGGGCCGCCGTCACCAGGTCGTCCAAGACCCGCCACTCCCGTGGCCCGCACAACGCGCTCATGCCTCGCGCTCCCACAGGGGCAGACCGTCCGGGCCGGTGCCCCAGAACACTAAGGGCCGGTGCGGGTCGTCCACGTGCGAGCCGTAGGTGACCCACGGCGCGGGCGGGGACGCGATCACCTGGTGGTCCCACGCCCGCAACCCCGCCTCGGCCTGGCGCAGGGCAGCCGCCTCACCTCGGACGTGCTTGACCACGGCGTCGGCCATGCCTCGCGGTGTCATGCGCTGGTACTGGCAACGGGCGATCACCCGCGCCACCCCGTCTCGGTCGTCGAGCCTCGCCCGCAGCCGTTCGACCTCGGCGTGCAGCAGGGCCACGTCCTGCCATGAGGCGACCAGGGCCCGAATCTTGGGCAGGTCCCAGCCCTCCTCCCCGTCATCGGCGGCCTCGCCCGCCATCCGCGCGGTGCCCCACCGTGCGCGGACCGCCTCCAGGTCCAGCGGCTCGGTCATGAGCGCGCCGCCGTTACCAGGTCGTCCATCGTGGCCAGGATCGCGCGCAGCGCGTCCAGCACCCGGCCGCTGACACCGAGTTTGTCCCCGCCGGTCGCGCGCTCCAACTCGCCCGGCTCGTCGTGGCGTACGTGCATCGCGGTCCACACCTCGTCCCCCGGACCGACCGCCAGCACCATCCGGGCCTCTACCCCGTTCGGGTCGTCGGCAATCGACCCCGAGCGCGGCAGCGGCGCGGTCGCGGCTCCCTCGCCCAGGCGCGCCCAGACCTCCACGACCAGCACCACCCCGAGCAGTTCCACCCCGTCCGCCCAGCCCGGCAGACCCACCGCCGCGGCCGCCGTGCCCAGCACATCCGGCAGCACCTCCAGCACCTCCGGGACGGGACGCGACGTCCACACCGCATCCGGCAGAACGAACGGCGTCAGTTCCCCCGACTCGGGGTGCTCCCGATCCCGGACCGCCCACAGCATCAGCGGCAGCATGTCCCACATGCCGGACGCCTCCGCGGCAGGCAGCAGGTTCCGGGTCAGGTGCTCCAGGTCCATTGCGTCGCGGCTCACCGCTCCCCCTCCGGCCAGAAGTAGCCGCGCACGACCCGCGCGGGCTCCGGGTGGCCGTAGCCGCCCGGCACGCACCGGCCCTCATGGCGGCGCGGCAACTTGCAGTCGATCAGGTGCAACCCGTACTCCTCCCCGTCCGGGCGCATCGTCCACGACGGCATCAGGCACAGCGGGCACTGTGCGATGTCCTCGTTCGGCCCCTCCGGCCCCCGGTGCGGACCGCGCGGACAGTCCTCCGGCGGCCGATCCGCGTAAGCACCCCAGTCCGCCCAGTCGTCGTCGCCATCGCTCATCGCGTGCCACCCTTCCATCGTGTCCCCGACCAGCCCGAGCACAGCACATCCGAATGAATGCGCCACAAATTGCATTCCGAATGGCGAAATGGCGCCGACAATTGCGATTCGCGGCGCCCGCGCGGCCCGCGGCTATATCCCCGCAGGTCAATCGGATAATAGTCTGCATACTTATGCATGGAATACCTATTCATCACGCATTTCCCGGCGCCAATTCGGCGCCATCCCCCGCCAGATCGCGCGACCCGAAAACAAATGTGCAT